TTCTCCTTCAGCCGACTATAGATTTCTCCCCGCGTCAAACCGATATCTCTCAGTTCCCTGTCGGTCATCTTGCACAATATCTCGGCGGTCTTGCTCATCCCATAATGGCAACTGACACACTCAATGACACTATAAGCCTTAATGAGCATTCCTCTTAGGTAACTTAAGGTTAACATAATGTATCTCATAGTTTTACTATAAGTTAGTGCTGCCTCGTCCATCTTTTATCTTTCAAATTAAGTTATCTTTAAGTCATCTATAGAGAGAAGACCTCTTCCCCTCCCCCTATAGTGCAACCTAAAAGATTATTCTTAAAATGAACTGGCACAGGTTCCTCTATAGTTCACCATTTATTGTGTATCTTATTATCTTGTGTTCCTGTGAGTACTGCGAACCCTAGACCTGCCATGTCTTTCATTCGATTGACTTCATCCATCAGAACTTCTTCTCTTCTGCTTTGTATTTTGTGTTCTGCATCTTGTGCCATAGCATCTACCCAGTATTGGACTGCCATAGCTAGAGCATCTAGCCTGTCATCGTTTGTCAGTGCGCCTCTATCGTTTGTGATGCGGGTCATCTGATACATAAGCTGATACCTGAGTGCCTGTTCTGGTGGCAGGTTCTGACAGCTATCATAGTCCTGCTGTATAACCTTCTTGTCCACCACTAGCCTGTGTTGGTTCATCACAGGTTCTAGTACATCGATGATGCGCTTCTCTTTTTGTGTGTTGTGTCTGACTTCACTCATAGTCACTGGGTGTATCTTACCCAACACTGGCAGCATAAGCTGATTGAACATCCCATCACCAAAGTTGCTCTCAACGATTATTTCATTGACCTCTTCTTCCTTGGCGATGACTGCTAGTTTCTGCAGTGCCTCTTCAGTGTATCCACCAGCTACACCTCCACATCTCCTGACATATAGATATCCATTGAGCATCTTGACCACTGCATAGCCTGTCTCATCCTTACCGCGACCTGACGGGTCAATAGACATTACAGAGCCTGAATACTCTACAAAGCTGTCAGGTAGGAACATTGGTTTGTGGTAGTGGTCACCATTAAATGCCACATTGGGTAGTTCCTGTATTATGTGTTGGTCATCAGATGCCCATAAGACCTTCTCTGGGCCTTCATGGATGGGTACGTCCATCACTACTAGGTCACCTACCTTGAGAGGATATCTCTCAGCATCAGAGAGCCTCGTATCAAGCATGAACTGCAGGGAGAAACCTGACCTACCATAGGATGCTTCTCGTTCCATTAGGTCGAAGTCAGAGAACCTGTCAGGGTCTGTAGATATCCCTAGTAAATCCTTGTCGTTTTCTAGCCTACTTACAATCAGTGGGGCAATCTTATCACCATATCCGATCATCTGGTCTTCTGATGGATACCTAGCGGGCCAGATGCGTAACTCATAGCCACGATCTGGTAGTTTGTTGTATAGGCTTTCTTGGTTTTGTGGTGTCCCAAGGTAGATGATGCGTCCATCTGGTTTCAAGATAGCATCAAATTCTTTTACAGCCTCTGACAGCTTGTCTCTCATGCCTTGGGTTGCACTATTGTTAGGTACTTCTATGTCATCAGCAATCAATACGTCAGCCCTAGACCCAGCAAGCTGCCCCGTGACACCTACAGATTTCACTGAGGGTGCGTGAGAGGCCGCTGCTGGTCCTACATCAAAGGATATCCTAGATTGTCTCTGGTCCTCTGTAGGTATCAGGTGGGCCAGTACGGGTATCTCTTTGAGTAGGCGTAGGGTGAACGTAGTGAAGTCATCAGATCGTGTTTTAGATGCTGATACCACTAGGATGTTTAGCTGTGGGTTCATGTACAGCAGCCACACCACATAGGCTGAAGTAATCCATGACTTACCTACGCCCCTGAATGCCTCAATGATGCTACGCTTGGGGCCATGCTGCACGTATTTCGCAATGTCATACTGTACATCTGTAGGTTTCGGAAGGTTAAGGTGGTCCCACACAACAAACAGGAACTTCCTGAAGTCTGTCAGTGGGTCTTTCTCTATAGGTACGCCAAGAGAGGTTGTTTTGTTAAACATCTAGTGGCGCATCTCATTCATATCTGTGTCATCGTCATTGAAGTCTGGCAGTGTCTTAACAAGGTCTGCCAGTGGCGAGTTCTCTACGGCTATGCCTTCGATATGGTTGTCTTTAAGAAACTGTCGGGCAACATTAAGGTCACCAGCTTTGACTTCGGGGTCTTTCATCCTGTCAATCAAAGTTTCTGCCAGCATCTTGTGCAGACTTTCCATTGCATCTTTTGTTGCGGTACTCATTTAGATATGCCTTTAATTTTTTCAAAGCTGCGTAGTCCAGCCATGCCAAGCATTGCGAATACCAGTTCAAATAGTTTGTCTGTGGGAAACACTGGGAGAAGGCTTGTAGGGTGCCCTAAAAGCACAGCTATGTATTGGGCTAGGGGGTTACCCATGAAGGCCCAGAAGACGCCTAGAGCGCATACCCAACCTATCGCAGGACGCCATCCAGCTACGAACACCGATCTGTGTGCTGCTTCTACTTTGTTGGTTTCTGCTTGTGCTATATTTACTTCATTGGCTGCTTTAATCAGTTCCAGTTCGATGACTTGTTTGGCCTTCTCAGCCGCATCTTTATCTGGAATAACTTTATCGACCACTCCCATCACTTGTGGGAGTAGTGCCGTTATCAGGTTCATCATGTTTGTTAGTTCCTACTATATGATAAGCAGCAGAACAGTAGCCACTATTATCAACACTAAGATGCCTATTAGGACACTGGAGCCTACCACTGCCATATCGCCAACCAGTTCTGCTTTCTCTTCAGCCTCTCTGCGCTTTACTGCAGCACGGGCTTTCTGTTCAAGTTGAGCATCTCGCTGCAACTTTAAGATGTCTTGCCAAGCATAATATCCAAATCGGCCTATAATTAAATCCTTAACATCGGCTATATGCTCTGCGGCAAGTTGTTGATTTATAACAATTTCTGTTATTGATTGGCCTTCTTTACGAGCCTTACGTTCCTCACTTTTAAGTTGTTTACTGCCTTCAAAAAGATCGTCTATCTGACCTGCTAGGCTAGAAATATCTTTAGCAGTACCAACAGTTTTTTTAAGAAACTCAACAGATTTAGTAATCAGGGCAATCCCTGTTAGCACTTCTGCCACTACCATAATATATTCCTGCTGTTATTTTTGATTTGTGGCTATTACTTCCACTGCGCCTCTAATTGCTTTTATGTTTTCATCGATACGCGCCAAGCTAATTGCTTGGTCTTGCACTGCATCCTCTAAAGAAGAGACACGCAATTGCATCTGTCCGATATCTTTTCGGTTCTCTTGGATGTCTGACATCATCATTGAGACTGTCCAGACTATCGCTGCGCCTTGTACTACGAGACCAAATATCAGTGGTGCGTGGGTTAGTTTTTGATCCATCTAGTACACCTTAAATTCTTCTAAATTAATATATTTAGGGACACAGTAAGCTGTCCCAAAGTGCTGTGAGTTATTTAAGAGACCATACCTGCGTACAGTCTCTCTCGCGTAATAATTACACGTTTCTATTTTTCTAAAGTACATGGGGGGTTCTATTAGATTGCCACCCACATAAAGCATGAGGGCAAACACATGGGTCATTTCTGCTTACGTGTCATCAAAGTTAACTGGCCTAAAAGTTCCCAAAATATAATAATGCTCTAAATTATCTAATAGACCTAAAACTGGCTTACCATCTTCTGAAATGTGTCTAGTGTTAGTGACCCAATTTTCCCCATTCCAATACATAGCTGTAATAGTGTTTTGAGGTGATTTTATCATTCTCATATCGCAAGGCATCAGTTCTTCAGTAGACAAATTAAGCCTTCTTAACCTGTCCATAGGAAAAGAGTTTGTAAGGTCAAAATTTGGGTACTGTGCTATTTTAGCTTGTACGGCTTCTTGACGCCTTATTTGCTTATCTTCATCTGTTTCATCAGAACTAGCACCATCGTCATAACCAGAAACCATTTGGTCTAGTTTAATTGACCCAACACCAAAGCAAAGTTCTTCCATTAAAAGGCCAGCACCAAAACAATCTGAGTAACCTGTAAGATGGCCGCTTTCATCTAATCTTCTTTGCCATTCTGTTAAAAAGGCAGTCATAGTTTCTTGTTGGTTCATTATAAAATTTCCATATTTGAAACAAACCCATTTGAACCATCACCCCAACCAAGCAGGGCTTTCCAACCCGCCGTTGTCGTTGGTTCATTATCATGTGTACTTGTTTGCCAATTCCACTGGGTTATGGGGTCAGATGTGTTTCGGCTTGTTGCATCATCTTGCATGTGAAAAAAGCTGATATTAGCATTTTTGGTATAAGCATGAGTTTGAGCATTTGAAGTACGACTTGCTCTAGTAAAGGTTGTATCGCTACCTTGGCCTTTGTTTACTCTTACGCTAGTGAATACGCTGTCAGAATCTGAATGATGACCTGATATTATAAAATTAAACCTAATAGTAGTGGTTCCCTTAGCGTTAAAGTGTTGCGATTTACCAATTTCTCTTACTAAATGCCCAGATGGTGTCACAAGTGGATTAGTAGCGGCAGAGCCTAATTTTCCGTACGGATAATATGTTTGAGCATTAGCGACAGACATACCAGCGTTTTGATCGTCACTCAATCGGAAATTATCATAATAGTCATTGTAATAACCTCCCCAACAAACACCGCCAAGGTCGGCAAATCCCCAAAAGGAATAAGAAATTGTTGTTGGACCTGCGGTATTAATAGCACTTTTCCCATAAAAAGAATTAAAAGAACTAGTTCCACCACTTCCCACACCTGTTAAGTCTCTAACATCAGTATCGTTAATGCCAACAGAACTCCCAGAACTACCGCCAACTTCAACATGAATGTCGTTTAAAGATATTGCACCGCTAGTTTGTAGAGCCACTTTTTAACTCCTCCACTTCTGCTTTTAATTCTTTGATTGCTTCAATTAAAAGCGGCACAAGTT